CCCTAATATTGCGCAGACACCTCTTATCTTTGGTGCAAAAAGAACGCTTGCAGCAGCACCAATTTCATTTTAGAACGGCATTCCGTCGTCTTGTTTGGTTTCTACTTTACCTTGTCCCCATACTACTTTACCATTTCCTAAATAAGTCTTAGGTGCTTTAGCAGTTCTCTCTTCTTGAGATTGGTTTAAGGTAACTGTTACATTATTACCAAATTTGTCATTCTCATCATTAACAGTAATACTAACATTTAAGTATTTGTCTTTGATTAATTTTGTTCTGTCGATTTTTGTTACATCAATAGATGCGCTGATAATTGAACTCATTTTTCTATTTTTAAAGGTTTATAATTCTTGTTCCTATTCTTGATTGTATTTGTTGATCGTAATCTTGAAGCCAGGTTCTACAAAGTTCAATTCTTTCGATAATCTCTTGCTCAATAGATAAATCTCGTTTAAACTCGTAAGAAACCCAGCGTTCAAAATCTTCTAAGTGTTTAAAACTTACTCTTTTACCAAAGTTAGCCTCAGCAGGTGTATCACCTAAATAATAAAACAAAGTAGCAAATTCCTTCTCGCAGAGCATCATATAACCCCTAAGTTGAAATTCGTAGTCTGTGTTTAATTCTAAAGCAGCGTCAAGTAAAGTCTTGTGATTCCAAGAACATTTAGTATCTATAATTGAATTTTCAAGGACCACATCCGGTGTGCCTAATAACCATTCGTTTGTATAAATATTTTCGTTTTTGTAGGCTCTAATATCACCAAATAATACCTTAGATGCAAATGCAATTGCCTCATCTTCTACTAAAATTCCTTTGGTTAAATACTTAGAAGTAATTTCTTCTACATCACCTGAATACCATTCTTTAAGGTAAGTAATACAAGTTTGTGGAAGTTCACCATCCTTTTTTAACTTTCCCATCAATTTTGACAGGGAAGAAGGTCTTGCTTTAAACTTTTTCATTTACTAAGGCTTTTAAAGTTGCTGCATCAATTTCGTATTTCTCTTGGATCAAAGGTAAATTCCTTTTGTCTTTAAGGTAAGCTGCTCTACACTTTTCGTAGGTAATAGAATCTAATTCTAATTTAGGTTTCTCTTCTTTACCGTGAGTGTTTGTAGCGTCCGGATCCTTTGCATCATCCAGTAAAAATAACGCTGAAAGCGCATACTTTCGAGAATATGAACTCGAACTACCGAACGACTGCGCAATATCCATACCTTTACGATTAGGATCTATACCGGCAGAAGCAGCAGAAAAAAACTCTTTACCTTCTTTGTCTACAAATTTAATTAAACTCTCGCAAAAGATAATCCCTGCTTTTTCGTGAATGCTATCTGATATAATCATAACACATCCGTACTTAAGTAACAAAGGTTTAACTGCTTCTAAAATATCTTCCGTAGAACGATACTTATACTTACCAAAAGAATTATACTGATTCTTAGGTGCTTTTAATTCTGATTGAATATTTAATAATGACATAATCTTGTTTTGGTTTTTAAAGATACAATTATTTGATTAAATTGAGATAATTATTTTTAATTATTTGCTTCGATAAATGAAGTTCGTAATCATTTGTAACTCTTTGTATTTCAGCTTCTTTAAGACGATTGATAAGGTGCATAGCTTGAACTGATTTGCAATAATTACCATCTTCTAAAGTCTGTTTGTAAAGCCTGACTAATTTATCCAACTTACTTTCCTTCGGCGGATTATTTACGAACTTATGGACTGTTATAATGCTCATTATTGTGGGCGACAAATATTATAAATTGCAGTACCTAAATAAGATTGACAAGCTAAAGTTGGTTGAGTAAGCATCTCTAAGATGATTTCCTCGTAGTTTTCTCTAATAAACTCGTCAATTTCTTGTGTAAAGTAGATTGGATTTTCTGCCGTTTCCATACTTGTAGGTTGCATTTCAATTTGCACTTGACCTCTTGAAGTATCGTAGTTGTCAATAATCCAAGCTCTTAAATCTAAAAATTCAAAAGTGTGGTGGTAGATAATAAACTTGTCGGTGTATTCGACATAATAATTCTCAAAATTGTTAGTTTGTACAACTTCAATTTCGCTGATGATTGGGTTTTGTAGCTTTTTCATTTTGTTCTTTTGATTGTTAAAGTTTTTTCGATTTGACCTTTGCAAGAATAAACCTTGCCGTTGAATTTTTTGTAGTATGCCAGTAAGGCTCGGATTCGATTACCTTCTCGCTCATCTACATTTAGAGTATCCCCGACTTCTAAAGCCTTGATCTCTGCTGCTTGTTGTTTGTTGTAAATCATTTCTTATTGTTTGGTCCACAAATGTCTTAATTAAAATTATATCTGCAAACATTATTTTACTAAAGTGCTAAAGTAAATCTTAACTAACTGATAATCAAAGAAATTATTTTTAAAGTTTTTTTAGGATAAGGTAAACAACCACTCCGATACCCAATAAATAAAGTAAAGTGTTATTTCCTTTTGGCTTCTCTTCTTGAATTGTGGTTTTATCCACTTTAATAGCCTTGTTTTCTTTCTTATCGATTTTAAGGCTCTGTAAGCGTTTTCTTTCCTTGATGTGTCTCTTTATATAGATTGCTTTGAGTTTGTGCTTGTAGTCGCCTCTAATAGCTTCTAAAGGAGTAACCTGATGGTTTACTAATGTGTCAAAAATATAAGCTATTTCTTCAGTAGTTTCAATATCACTGGAATCAGTAGCTAATTCTACCTTTTGAACGATAGTTACAACAGAATCCACTTTTGTAGTTTCTACCAACTTTTTAGACTTGCAAGAAGAAGATAGTAAAATTACTACCAATAGGATTATTATGCTTTTGGACTCCATAGTTTAATAAGTTTCTTTTGTCTTTCTAATCTGCAGTCTGCCTTGCATTTTGAGCAATATACTTTGCTTCCTGAAGATATGTATTCAGCTTTGCAGCACTCGGAAATTGTTAAAGGATTAACCTCTACTATTTCTATTACTTCGTTTAAGTCTTCGCTTATTTCTTTTGATTTCTTTGCCATAATCTAAACTAACATTAAGTTCCTTTCGCAAATTTAACCAAAATAATGTAATATTCCTACTTACCGCTTTCATAATCAATATCTCTTTGTAAGCATTCAATAGCTTTTTTTAAGTCCTGAACCAAAGCATCCTTCTTACCTGCTCTTAAAATATACTTAATAGCATTACCTTTCATAAAGGATAAATTATAAGCGTTTGCTATATCAATCACATCAATAGGAACTCCTTTAATCTCTACTTTGTAGTATTTTGGCTTTGTAACTATATCAGCTATATCCGAACCTGTTAATTCAGTCGGTTTAAATTGATACTTAATTGTGCAATTAGTACATACTTCTGTACACTCGCAATTCTCTAAATGGTTAATTTCTTCGATACTTTTCATTTTGTTTTTCTTTTAGTTTTTGTTTATTGGTTTCATTTATTAATTCTCTTCGTACTATTTCAATTTCTTTGTATAATTCTTTTAATCTTTCTACTAATATCTCACTCTTGGTCTTGTTCATAATCTAAAAAATCTAACCTGGTATCTATCATTTTAATTAACCTTGCTTGCGTCAAAGTCTTGTAACTTGGGAATAAAAGTAAACTTTTTTCCTCTAATTCAAAAAGAAAATAAACAAAGAATTTAAGTTCCTCTAAAATCTCGCCATCAGTCATATCAAATACTTCTTCTTCCTTATTCTCCATATAAAACACCGTTATAAACACATTTATAATCTATTATCGCGTGAGGTTGTGCAAAAAATAAAACCTTGTCGCCATCAATTTTAAAAGTAACTTCCAAGAAGCCTTGACACCAATCTGCTATTTTACCTGTTGGTAGATATTCTACTGCTTCCATTAATCTTGTGCATCCTACTTCAAACCAAGCATTTATGTTATGCCTATTTCTTATGTATCGCATTCCTAATCTGTGTGAATGACCTGTGCAACCTGAACCCCAATACTCAATAATATTTTTTTCGCTGGCATTCTTTGTCAAACTTAAACCGTGAGTAATATCAAAAATATCAAAGTAATTAAAAACATCCGTTGGATCGTAAACCATATCGTTCTCCGCCAAGTGTAGCATTTCTTCAAACTTTGTACTTTCAAAGTGTTTATAAAGAATAGCTAATCTTGCTAATTGACCTTTAGATAATAAAAAAGGCTTTGTAACTCGCTCATCGTGATTGCCAGTTCTTATGGTAATCTTTGCATCCGTTGAAAGTCTTAAAGGCTTTAAAATTTGTTCTTCCGTATATCTAAATTCTTCTACTTCGTTATATCCTTTAAGAATACCTTCCATAAAAAGTTTATTAGTATGTTTGGAAACAAAAGGTAAGTCTACTATATCTCCGTTTATACAAACTTCATCAAACTTATTGTGTTGTAGAATGTTATTGATTACCCTTAAACATTTAAGGTCTGCTAACCAACCGTGCGGATCAGAAAATACAAATAGTTTATAAGTTCTTTTGTCGGTTAATTTCTTTAACTGATATTGGTTGTATTCAGTTTCGGATAGTCTTGGTCTGTACATATTAGTTTTTTTTCTCGAAATTACTAATTATTTTAGCAAATGCAATTATCTTTTATTCAAAGGCTTACGATTTATAGTTGTCATATAACCACCCAAAGCTATTAAAGCTGATAAAAATAGCTTAATGCAAGTATTTAT